GAATTTTGTGTAAGAGCCATTTTTTTTGTCCTTTATGCTGAATAATAAGTTGCAGTAAACACTACTTCAGTAATTCCAGCCGCCACACTTGGCACATATGAAACTGCCGAACCCGAAAATGTTAAGCCAATTCCAGGGATGTTGACTGCGTTAGACACGTTTGCGGCGGTGTTACTGCTCGAATACGCAGGTGTGAATGGTAATGTGTGATATGTTGTGCCTTGCGTAGTTGTAAACGATGTAGTGTATTGTAAAAATACAGCGTAATACACCACACGGCCAACTTTAACGTAATAGCCTATATTTTTACTAACAGAACCAGAGGTAACTAAACCTGTCCATGTTGGCGTCCAAGTGCCTTCTTCATAGTCATCTAGCGTGTTAGCGTTAGACGAATCGGAAACAGTAGCTGGGAATGTAATACCCGAACCAGACGCCGAAGGCGTGGCATTGCCAACGCCGATGGTTGTTGTTGCTTTTGGGGTTGTTAATGTAGGGGATGTAGAAAACACTATGTTTGTGCTTGTTGTACCTGTAGCCCCTGAAGCGGTGTAACCTGTAATGTTATTAAATGACGTAATGCTTGCGCTTGAAGCGCCTGTACCACCATAGGCTACCGCAATCGTGCCTAAATCACCAGAACCTAATAATGTCGTTCCGTTAACTGTTTTAATGTTAGTACCGCTAACAAGCGCGGCTTGCTTGTTGTTAAACGTATTCCAATCAGTGTTTGTTAAATAGCCATTAACGCTAGTAGTAGCTGCCGCCATACTAATAGCAGGTGTAGTACCCCCGCTAGATACTACGGGAGCCGTACCCGTTACGCTTGTAACATAGGTACCTGCAGGTTGTTTATTGTTAAATGTATTCCAGTCCGTGCTAGATAACCAGCCATTAGAGCTTGTACCTGATTGACGAATAGGCACGGTGTTAACCGCGTTGGTGCTGTCTTTAAAAAACAAGTTTTTATCTGCTACGTTAATAGCAATTTCTGAACCTGTAGCGCTGTTAGTTAAATTGGCAGCAAGAGGTACGGCAGCCGCCGTACTGCTTGCGTACAGCAAAATAGGTGTAAAGTTTGTTTGTGCCATTTTTAATACTCAACTTCAATTTTTGAGTTAGCAGGTGGCGCTTCTGAAAAAATTAAACTAACGCCAGAAACAGAAAAAGTATTCTTAAATTGATACACGCCGTTAATAAATACGTTTATAAAATTTTCAGATACAGGCGCTACAGGTAACGCAAAAGTAGTTGTGGCGCCGTTACCAGTAAAATTAATAACATTAGTAAAAGGGAATGTTACGCTGTTTATCCCCGAAATATTGTCGTAAGTACCAATCAATACATCATTGCTATCAGTTAATACAAATTTATAAACTACGCCGTCTGTTAACCAAATTTCACCTGAGCCTGGCACTCTGCCAGACGCATTTAAAATGATTGGATTAGGTTGAGGAACGTTTCCTGCGCTAGTTGTATACGTAACTGCTGGAGTAGTTGTGCCTGCTAAATAAGTGTTTAACTTACCGCCGGTCAATACGTTGCCGCTATTGTCGAAGAACTGGGCGGCTGCGCCGCCAACGGGAGAAAGATTAACGGCCATAAATAGCTCCTAAATTTAGCCTAATTCTATGATGTTTTGAATTAAATGTCATTAAAAATTACCCCCACCGATACCGCTAGTTGCATTTAATGTTGTGAACTTACCTGAACTAGTCGTCGTATCACCTATTGGAGTGCCATCAATGTTACCGCCTGTGATGGATACGTTGTCGGAGTTCTGTGGGGAGATTGTACCTAATTCGTATGTTGGTGCTAAGTCTGCGTTGCTATTGCGATTGATAATTGCAGTAATCTCATCAATCGTTACTGTTGGTGGGCCTTGTTGTATATCTTCTAAAGATGTTGGATTAGTGCCTGAACCTGTTAAATCAAACAGATTTAAAAAGAAACGATACCATTCACGCGAAATTAACCCTGTATTAGCGTCAATCAACGGCACCCGTGGGGCGGGTATTTTGGTAATATTTAACGGACTAGCCATTACGCATTGGTTCCATCAACAATCAATTCAGCACCTACAATCGCAATTTTGACTGGATCCGTGCCTGACACCTCATACACGCGGTCACGTAGCTTTAAAGTCATGCCAAGGCGACGCCAAAACGCACGGAAACCAAACGCACCAATACGGCCCATTTTAGTCCAATGTTCGCTTGAGTACGTATGACCACCGTCGTCTGACCAACGCAGCATTACTTCTGGGTCATCACCCTGACCTAAATTTAGGCCAACGCCTGTTTCACAGTTAAGTTGTAGGCTGTGTTGAGCCGTACGCTTGAGGTTGTTAGTACCTGATGGCAACGCTCTCCATGACCTGAGCCATTTTTGAATTGCGCCGTTGTCGGTGTAAACATCCATGTCAAACGCATAAATGTTGCCGTTTTCGTAGTCACCTACAATAATTTCACTATTAAAGTTCATCTGGCAGTTGCTACGGTGACGTGTAAACGAACCATTATCCCAACCTGCTCGCTCATGCCACGACTGTGTAACAACGTCGTAAACCCACGTCTTGTTATTATTTGGAAAATTAAGGACGTAAAAAATATGACCATCTTGCTGATAAGTGTACGCAACCGCATTTGTCACATCGCCATATTGTTGGATTTGCCACTCAACTGAATGATTAGACGCACGGACACCTGTGTAGCCATTAGATCTGTAAACAATACCACTACCACGCGCGTCAGAACCTAGCCAGAACACGCTGTTATCAGCTTTGGCTACTGAGTATGGTGCAAGACAGCCAATCTCGTTAGAGGCACCTTGAATACGTGCTAAAGGGAAGTCGGGCGTGCCTGCGTCGTACCACACCTCTATGGAGTTAGTACCAAGTAACCAAACTTCACGGTTATTAACCACTACGGCGGTTAAACCGTCTGGTGAGCCTTCTGCGCTGGCAAAGTCTAGCGGATCAACGCTAGTACCATCTAAAATACTTGTTACCCACACCTTTTGACTATTTGGCTCGTTAAATACAAAGTAGCCGTCTAAGTAGGCTACAGTCACTGCACCTGGAAAGTCAGGATCAGTTATTTGCGTAAATACGTTGGTAGTAATGTTGTACACATAGCCTTGCGGATTGGCTGCAATCGCTAACTGAATGCCGTTATCAGCCATGCTGACTGGCCCATTACCCCCTACAGTGCCTAATAACGTAGCTGTGTAGCTAGTGTCAATCTTGTATAGTCTATCTCCTGACACAACAAAAGCTATGCTTGCGTCTGCTTGAAACGCCCATAGACCACGAATAGGGCCATTACCAATGTTAGCTAACAAACGCAAGCCAGGGGCGCGTTGCAACCACCCTGCGGTTTGACCTTCGTTAGGGATGGCTTCAGGGAAAAGGTTGACCATGCGGTTATCCGCCGCGTTAACACTGCGAGCGACGTACGCCTGTCCTAAGATAGGCGTCTGCATTAGAAATTACCCGCGTAGATGTTAAATCGTTGACGAGTAGCAACCAAGCTGTATGGCAACGCCATAATGTCGTCAGGGTTGTTGATGCGCTTCAAGTTACGCTTAGATGTCATTGCAATACGTGACACCTGTGGATTAGGGTTAATACCGAACTCGGCAGCAATTTCAAGCGCCAAGTTGTATTTAAACGCTCTCAAGTAGCCAGGTGGCATAGTGATGTCAGTTGACAAGCTAGGTACGTTAGTAATTGGCTCAACCGACACAAAGTGGAACTCAAGTGGCTTAGTAGGTACAGGGTACACATACACTTCAATGTCAGGGTAGGTCATATTGACCCACATCACCTGCGGATATGTAGACGTCACTGTTTTAACAGCAATACCGTTGTATTGTTGTTGGTTGATGAGCTTGATACCAAACGAGATGTTGTTAGACGGATCACGGAAGTATGTTGCGTCATCAATCAAAATAGGGCGTTGTCCAACAAGCGTGCCAGTAGGGCCAAGCGTGTTAGATATTTGATTTGGTAGCCAAGTTTTTACTTGGTCTATGGTTGCGTAGACAGATAAACGTTCAGTATTCCATGAGTCAATCATTTGATTGAGCGCAGCCAAAGCATCTTGTGATGTTGCTGCGGAAGGCGTTTCCCCTTCGGCTAATACACCTAGTAAGCGCAACGCGCCGTTAATTTGGTCATTTGCCGTGGTCATGGCCTACTCCTTATACTGATTTACGTCGTGTCTTTGGTTTGAGTGTGTTGACAACTTCTTCGACGACAGAATCTAGCTGTTCTTCGACCACTTCAACTGTTTCAGTTGGCGTGTCAATAGTATAACGTGTCCAGCCGTTTTGTTCATCAAATTCCGCTTCTTGTTCCATAGTAGCGACTTTTTCGCCGTGCAGTGGATGTTGTAGATATATAAGTGGCATATTTTCTTTAGTTAGATAGGGGGGTGTTTAGCCCCCTATTTATTACGCTACTACAGGGAATTCCCACTTACCAGCAACAGAGGTAAACAATTTACCCGCGCCAGTAGCGTTCGTAGTTGTAGCTAACGAACCAGCAGGAGCCGTAGTAGTTGTTGTACCCGCAGTGATGGCGGTAGTCAAAAAGTACAGACCAGCAGTACCGTTAGCAATCGTTGCGCCGGTTGTCGCAGTCGAAGTAAATGTACCACTAACTGTAGTAGTAGTTAAAGTAGAACCAGTAATAGTAGAGTCGGTGATAGTAGCGCCAGTAATCGTAGTTCCAGCAACAAGTTCTGGATCAGAAAACGCGACGCCTACGGGTTTGGTATTAGGCATAATTTTTCCTTAAAAAGCCCACCCCGAAGGGTGGGTTATTACATTAGCTAATGCGGTATGCAGTCCAAGTACCGTCGCCTGTTTTACGAGCGCGGAAATGGGCTGATGTAGCGGCAGCTACTGCGGCAGCACCAACGATTGACCAACCAGTGCCAACAGCTAAAGTAATAGCGTCGGAACCAGATGCGTCGATGTTGATAACAAAAAAGTCAAATGCAGCGTTAACTTTAGTTGCGCTAGGGATGCCTTCTTCTAGATCAGCAACAGTTGGCAATGTAAGATTGCCAGCAGTGCCGTTAAAAGTAAACAAGCCTGCAGCTAGTTGAGCAGCAGTTGCGGTAGCCGCAGCGGTCAATGCAGTTGGAGCACCTTGAACTGAAAGGATTGCTTCGCCGATTGTACCGTCGCCTAGTTGATAACCACCTGTACCGTTTGGTAATGGAGCTTGAGCCATGATATGTTTCCTTAAAAAATATGTTTAAAAAGCCCCCGCTTGCGCGGGAGCAATTCGATTAGCCAAAAATACGGCAGGCCATCTGTGGACGGATTGTGCTGTAGCCATACAACACGTCAATACGGCAAGGCAAACGGTCATTGTTAATGTCGTATTGGCGAACAATACGCATTGAGATACCGTTATGAACTTGACGTGAAGCCATGTCTACGCCTTGTGGCATCAACAAGTCAGCAGTCGCAAAAGTGATTGCATCTTTGTGATATACCAAGTTTTGAGCGTATTGGCCAAGAGCAGAACCCAACATAGTTACTACAGCAGAAGCAGCAGGCAATGAAGTCACAGTAGCCAAAGCTTGGCTAGATGAGAACAACGCTGGGCTGATGTTTAATGTAGCTGTTGAAGAACCAGATGTTGCAGCAGTTACTGTGAACTGTTGTAGTGATCCAGTTGATTCACGTGTTTGTGGGTTAACTGCGTATACACCAGCGATAGTGAATACGTCACCAACGTTCCAAGTCTTTGAAGAACCTGTGAAGCTGATTGGCAATGTAGCTTGACCTTCAGTTGTAACTGTTGAAGTTACAGTGATAGCTGTACCCCAGTCGCCGTTTGTATGTTGCTTAATAGACTGTGACATATTTACTTCGTCAAAGCCTAGAACGCCCATACCCATCATACCGTTCTTGAATTGACGGCTGATAGTGTCTGTTGGATTGAACAAACCTTTCATGCCTTCAACTAAGCCAGCGTTAGCTGCTGGGTTAACAGTAGCGTAGCGTGGTGACATAACAGCAGCGTTTTCGTTCAACTTCTGTTGAGCTTGTAAAAGCACCAAAGATGTTGAAGGAGTTGTGCCAGGAGTACCGACTGAGTTAGAAATTGCTTTGTAAGCGTTAGCTACGTCAGCGTCGATAGAAGAAGCCAACTGAGAGATACGTGGTTTCAAAACACGCTCTGCAAAGTCGTCTAACTGCATTGTCAATTCAGCAGATGTGAAGTTCACGCCAATGTGCTTTTGTGAAGCAACTGACAAAGTTGTGAACTGCTCGTTGTCTGCTTGAACTTGCAAAGCAGCGCCGTCAGTTACTAAAGTACGATCCGGTAAGCGGATACGTAGTGTAGAACCAATTTTAGCGCCTTCTACAGCGAATGAATCGTCATATTGACGGTTTACGTTACGAGTTAAGACAAGATTGTTCTCGAGGATTTCTAGGGCCTTACGAGTAATCATGTCAATGGTTAAGATTGAGTTTGACATATTATTCTTTCAAAAAATGGGTTAGCGGTTTCTCTGAGCTTCGTACTTCTTGATCTGGCGTTGGCGTTCTGCTTCAATCCATTCTGATGTGCTCATGCTTTTAAGCGAGCGTGGATCAGTGGTGTCGAAAGCAGGTGAACCAGAGGTTCTAGCCGTCACCGGAGCAATAGGCGCCGGAGCATTCGAGGTTTTCTTTACTGGTGGATTGTCAGCTAATTTGCTTTCAATCTTACCAATTTCCTTCGCTTGCATGAGTGCTGATAAACGAGAAATACGTTCAGCTTCCTTAGGGTTACTACCTAGATAATAGGCAATATCTGGCCCAACTTCGGACTGCTGTATCGTCTGAGCCATTGCGTCGGTGATTGGAAGTTTAGGGTTGTAAGCGACTTGTTCAAAGTCATCATACTTATTCCTAGCTTCTTCTTCACGTTCGTGAAACGACTCAAGGAGTTCGGCTTGCTGTCTAGCTTGCTCTCGTCTAGCGAGTAGTTCTTCTGCCTTTCGTTCTGCCAATAACTCGGCATATTCTTCAGGCGATTCAAACGAATCGACAGGCGGGAGTTCGGCTGGTACTGCGCGCTTGGCTTGCATTTCTGCTTGCTTTGCAGCCTGTTCTCTTTCCCACTTACGTTGCTCTCTTGCGA